CCGTTGACGACGTAATGAATAAATTTGACCAAAGGATGGCTCGCGTTGGAGCATCAATGGGTCGAGTTGTAACGAATAAGAGGTCATGATATGTTAATGCCTAGAGGGTCAATCCTACAGATAGAGTCTGGTGGATCATACCGTAAAGTCACAGAACACAATAGGTCTGCATTTGACATTAGCCCAATAAGAATTGAAACTTCTGCCAGAATGGTGAATGGCGGACTTAGAAAGTTTTGGGTTGCAGATAAACGCCGCATATCACTATCTTGGGAAATGTTGCCTCATACAAGCGCTTTAACAGTTGACGGGGCATGGGGAGCAAAAGATCTTAGAGACTTTTATTATAGCTCAGCAGGAAGAACTGCATTTAATATTAAAGTTAATTTAGCAACAGACGGAACTAATCAAGAAAGCACTGCAGAAGTAATTAAAGTAATGTTTGCAGATGCTTCATTTAGCGTAATTAAAAGAGGCATAGAGCCACATTGGAGTGTATCGATTACACTGGAAGAAGTATAATGGCAAGCACAGATACAGATCTAATCAATCATTTATATTCTGCACATACCATTCAGTCAGGAGTTAAATGTTTAATTGAGTATAACATGAACTCAATGATCAAAGATATTACAGTAGAGTCTTCAGGCGAATATGTTTCAAATGGCTCTAAGCCATATAGGAAGTTATTCCCAGCAGAATCTGTTATTGCGCCATTTAGACCAGTTATGTCTGGAGTTAAATATTACATATACACTGCATCGGGAGATGCTAGTAGTTCTGCAGGAGAGCCTGGCTTATTTCAAAGATCTAAAGCAGTTCTTCCATCTTCCGCACTTCCAAGATTATATTTTGCGGGAGCAAAAAACTACTATAAGTATTGGGCATCAGCAATAAATACAGATGCATCAATGACAATAAAATACCCTAAGTTTGTTTTGGCTAACAAGATATTGGTTAGATTTGAGAAGTATCATGAAATTCCATCAGCATGTACAATCACACTAAAGTACTCAGACGGTACAAATTCTGGACCAATTTCAGCAACTCCTAATTCAAATGGCGAGTCAATAATATATTACGGAACCTCATGGTCTACAACAGAATCATCACTAGTTACATCAAATGATAAAAAAATTACAGAGGTCACAGTTAATGCAACTAATAGAGATCAGGATAGAGTAACTGCAATAATTGAGATATCTCCTAGACTAGTTAGAGATCTATCTTCAGATGTCGTTAACTTTACTATTAATAAAGAGTCTTCAAATTCAGCTGGTGATGGGGTCCTACCAGTTGGGTCAGTAACAGCAAATACACTATCCATTGATCTTGCAAAATATGATAACGAATCAATGCAATATTTATCTTATGATGATACAGTTTCATCTCCAGATCATTTAAAGTCTGATAAGAATTATCTTATAAAAAATGCAGAAATTAAAATGTATATGACAGTAGATGTAAGTGGAACTATAAAAACAATTAATCAAGGCACCTATTTTATCAACCAATATTCAATAGGAAGCTACGGTGATGTTCACATAGAAGCGCTAGATGGAGCAAAGTATTTACAGGAAACATTAATGCCAAATCTATACCTTGAGTCATATCCAGTTACAGCTATACTCTCTGCTGTTTTAGATAATGTTGGGATGACAAACTATAACTTTAATACAGCATCAACTGAAGCAAAGGTAGACGAATCAATTAATATCATTAAGTATTTTTCAACCGATGATACTATGACAGTCTGGGATACAATACAGCAGATATGTATGGATACACAAATGAATGCTGTATTTGATGATAATAACATATTACAGTTTTATACAAGAAACTATATGTATAATAATTCTAGAAATATTAATTTTTCATTTTATTCAGAGCCCAAAACAGTAGCTGGTGTTAATAGAATTGCAAATATAATATCTTTTTCAAAAAGAGAGATACCAGCAACTAATCAAGTTATAGTAAGATGGCAAGTCCCACAAATAGTAAATCAAGGCCAGAGCGCAGAACCAGTATGGCAATCTCCAGTAACTATTCTTGGCGGCGGAGGATTAAGGTTTAATCTTCCATACCCTCAAACTAAACAAACAATGCCAGATCAGATAGGCTACTATGTACTATTTTTAGAACCAAATGTAACTAGTTCTTACGAAGCAGAGAATGCACAAGCGCTTTATCAGTATGCTGGGTATCTATTAATTGATTCAGAGATAATAGAATATGACGCTATAGGATTTGAATATAATAAAGGAGATGGATTAGGAGCAAAGTTTTTCTGGGCTACATCTCAAACAGATGTAGATAAATATAGAGCAATGGTTCCATCCTATGCTGGCGATACGACATTTTTTAAGCCTGCTGGCGTTTATAGAATAAAAGAAAATGCTGACGGCACGATTGCTGGAAGAGGAGCGTTGGGAACGACTCCAGCTTCACACGTTGTTGGTCAAGCAACAGCATGGACAGATTACACAGGGGTGGAGATTAAATAATGGTTGTCGATACTACTACATTAGCAGGAATAATAGCAGCCTCTGGCGGCTCCAGTACTACTCCTAAAACTACTACAAGTGTTTCAAAGGAAAAAACATTTAAAAAAATAACTCAAACACAAGAGTCTACAACCTATACGGTATCGGCAAAATCTTTTGCTTCAGTCACCCCATCACCCGTAACATCAAATTCTTATTCTTCTGCCAAGTACTATGCATTTGGAACAACTATGTTTATGGATAACGATCAGTCGAAACCGCTACAGTGTGGAGGATTGGCTTTTGCTTTAGGCAATAACGGTAAAGTTGGATACTTTATTGAGTTAGATACAACTCCAGATGCGATCAATGGAAACTCCAAAAATATCAATATCTTTAAATCATATACTGCAACAGTTAAAGGTGTTCAGGTTCAAGGCAAAAAAATTAAACTTAAAGATGAATATGTAAGTAGCGTAAGCACTTTAAATGCTGTTTACGGAGGAAGAGCTTTTAATATAGATGTAAAAATTAAAGCATATTCAAATAAGGTAGAGTTTAAAATATGGGTAAATGGATACATGATAACTGCAACAGACACGTATGGTCCAGTGTCTACAAATAGAGATGTTGCCAATAATTTAATCCCTATATCAAACACAGTTGGTGTCTTTGCTAAAAAGGGAACATGTTTTTTTGATTACGTATACGCAATGGATATTAGTGAAACCGAATATAAGATTAATACATTTGAGACTAATAGATACTCAGGACAATTTTCAAAAGACTTAATTAGTATGTCATTTGGAGACTTGTCATTTCAAGGATTGAGCAACAAAACAATTCCAGCTACAGCCATAGACGAGTTTGGAACAACTGTTCGAGAAATTCATCACGTGAAGCTAAAGTTTGATAATAGACCAGTAATGCCAATAAGATTTTCAACTGGTGCCAATGAGTATGCAACTATCATTGCACAAAAATTAAATAACTATGAGGGCGAATGCTTTGTTTTAAATAATGCATCGAGCCCAATACCTCTTCAGGATAACACTTCCGCAAGTTTTTATGTTATAGGAAATTCCATCAACGACTCTGGACAATTAGAAAATATAATAGAAACTACCTCTAAGGATTATATTAAAAAAGAACCATTTATTTTTGAATCAAAATGGATACAGTCAAACGAAGATGCAGATGCACTTGGTAATTGGATTAAAGATAATGCAATTAATAAGGGCTCTGTGGTAGACATGACAGTTTTTGGAAATCCTGTAGTTTCTGTAGGAGATATTGTATCTATTACCTATCCTTATCAAGGATACCCAGATGGTAATACCTCTAAGTTTGTAGTAAATACAGTCTCTCAATCATATTCAGAGGGGGGTCTATCTACTAGCATAAGCTGCAGAACTCTGTAGTCAACTAAATGATATAATAAAAATATGAAAGCAAAGATAAACGAGCAAGACGTATCCTCGGCCCCTCAAATTGTTTTGCAAGAGGGGTCTCCAGACGCACTACTTTTAAATCCAAAATATTTAAAAATAGAAAGCTTGCTTGTTAATTCTTCAACTAAGTTTGTTCAGGCTGGCGGAGCAAGTGGCGGAGGAGATGGCGGTGGAGAAGATCCAGCAGATAGACCATCTCTAGACGATATAATAGGCTGGAAGTATGAAAGAAAAGCTGCTCCAGGTGGAGCTACAGTAGTTACATTAAAAATTAAATTTAGAAATTCAAGCGGTAAGGTTATTAAAGGTTTTGATGCCAAGGTACCTCAGATATAGGAGATGAAATGATAAAAGGAACTTATGTTTTTAAAGATGGTGAAGTTGAGCTTTGTCGTGCAGAAAATGTCATCACTAGATTTGGTAAAAGATTTCTAACTAACTTTATAGCAGGCAACACATCATTTAGCAATAAAGATATTGCATTAGGAATAGGTAGCACTGCAGCAACAGATTTAGACACAAGACTTGATTTTGAATTTTATAAAGTCCCAGTCTCTTTTGGCAGCATAGATATACAGTGGGATGAAGTCACATCTTCTTATACATATACGGTTATCTATAGCGCAAAAATACCATCAAGCGTAACTGGCAAGATTAAAGAGGTTGGCTTATATCCGCATGGAGCAAATAATAATTCATTCTATAATAGCGAGATGTTAAATGCATTTGATGATCAAACCCAGTGGGTTAATTTAGGTAATGCGGCAGACATATCAAGCTTATATTCTAGAATAGGATCAACAACAGTATCATGGGGAACATCTTCATCTGAACCTGAAGAATATAAATATTCAATTTCCAATAAAGATTTTTCAGGGTATAGTGTAAATGACAGTATTGCATTGTCTTATTATCAAGCTGACAATAAGCTTAGCAAGATAAGAATTAAGTTGTACAGCTCAAGTACAGAGTATTATTATGTTGATTTAACACCTACATCAAGCACAGGGTATGATATTCAATCATCACTTTTAAGCAACCTTTTTGCAAATAAGGTTGGCGAAGCAAATTTATCGCTAATTAATGAAATTGGAATTGAGGTATATCCAGAAACTGGATTTGACACTACAGTTCATTTTGATGCATTGAGAATTAACGATGAAGATACATATGATGTAAACTATGGAATTATAAGTAGATCAGTGCTGGCTGGAGATGGGCTAGACAAGATAGCTGGAAGATCAGTGGATATAGAATATAGGTTGCAACTATCGTGGTAAATCCGTTACCCTTAGACCTTGTTAAATATCCAGACATAAATCAAAAGATTGAAGAGTCTGTATACGACTCCGAGTACTGGATAGTTAGCATACCTAACTTACCACCTAACACTGAGTTCCCACTACAATTTGCTTGGGTATATGAAGACAATACAGTTTCTGAATATTCCGCATATAAAAACTTTACAACACCAGGCCCATTAAATCTTGAAGTCTCTAATGTATCTGCAACATGGGGCGGAGCAGGCAACTTAGACCTTATAGTTACATTTGATAAAACTGACCCGTTGGTTAGTGGATACAATGTAACATTTACTCCACATGGTTCATATACTGGTGAGCCAATACCAAAATATAAGGCTATCGATAAAACATCTACCCAGCAAAAGGTTACATTGTTTAAAGCAGATCAGCTTGCAAACTACCCTGGCGTAAAGAAACAATTTAAGGTAAAAGTAACATCAATTGGCCCAGATGGAGAAACAGACGGAGTAGAGGTTATTTCTCCAATATCAACAGGAGGGCTATCGGGGAAAACAATTCCAGATAACTCGTGGTCAGTACAGAGCACAGGAACTGGTGTAATTGTTAGCTGGGTATTAACAGATGAGATTATTGCAACTGGAGATTACAAATACACAACAATTTCTTATAGGCTTAAAGGCGCATCAACTTGGGAAACAAGAAGAACTTCTTCAGCACTTTCAATAGATTTAAATAGTTTTGCTTTGCATGAATTTAAAATACAGCACTCTGGAGAAACTGGAGACACTACAGCTGAATCTTCTGTCAAAGAAGGAAAAGCAATTGATCAAGTTGAGTTTGATACTACTCCACCAGATCCAGTGGTAAGCCCATCAGCTGCCTGGTCAAGCACAGACTTTATTGTATCCTTTACTATGCCATCAAAAGAGTTGCCGTCATACGTAAAGGTATATCTTACATCAGGTGGAGTTACAAGGTATATAGAAAAAACAGTAAGTAGCACTACAGCAAGCCAAGCAACTTCAGTAACATTATATAGACAAAATCTTATAGATGCATTTGGATTTTCCCCGTCATCATTTACAGCAGGATATGTAACAGATTTAGATATTTATAGAAATGAAAATTTAACTCAGGTATCAATAAGTGGACTTGCTACTGCAACTAAACCAAATTTGCTTTCAGGTGTAACAACAACAATTACAGTCACTCCGCTAGCAAATGGATACTCAGTTAATTCAACATTAAATTCAAACGCCACTGGGATTAAGGTTTATCAAAGTTCAGCACCAGATGGAACATATTCTCTCGTTGCATCTTCTACAAACTCACCAGTAATAGTTTATGATGCATCTAATGCAGGGCAAACTGTCTATGTAAAAGGTGAGTGGACATCAGAGTCTGGTAGTGCAACACAAAGCGCAGCAGCTTCTGTAACAATATTATCTGTAGCAGACATATCTTTGATTAATAACCCAGTAAAAATTTCAACTAACGGATCTATATTTACTGGGGACCTTGATGCAAGCGGACAGCCTATACAAACAGGCTCAAGAATGTTTTTAAATAAAGAGGGATTGTTTATCTATGACTCAACTAATTCAAGCCCAACTACTCAAATAATTGGAAATGCCTCTAACAATGCATTGACATTTATTACAACAAGGGCACAGATAGCAAATTGGCTAGTAATGCCTACCAAGATAGAAAATCAGATATCTGGTTCTTCTAACTATACTGGACTTGCAGCATCTGGATCATATGCATTTTGGGCAGGTGCAGGAGTCGCAGGAGGATATTCTGCAAATGTTAATGATGATGCAAAGTTTTCTGTAACTCATTCAGGAGCAGTAATTGCTAGGAATATAAGCGTCCTTGGTGGCAACATAACAGTAGGATCAAAGTTTTCTGTAAATAGTTCTGGAGATTTGGTAGCAAGCAATGTAGATCTTTCTGGAACAATAAAAGCTGCATCTGGAGTATTAGGATCAGTCTCAATTGGCGGAAGCATTAGCGGAGTTACTTATCCAGGGCAGTTAAAAATAACAAATGGCACTGGAAAAATTGAAATAGGTCAACTATTCACACCAGGAAACTCTAGCACAACTGCTACAGGAGATTATGGAATACAAGGAACTAGCGCAACAGAAAAATTTTGGCAACTTGATACAGTAAACGGTTTATCAGTAAGTAAAGGATCAATTGGTGGATGGGCAATTGACGCAACAACTATTAAGAAAAACTATACAACATTAAATGCAGATGGATCTATAACAGCAGGAACTGCAGGAGAGTTTACAGTTTCTGCAGCTGGAGTACTGACTGCAACTGGCGCAGTAATTAAAGGAACAGTCAGAGCAACTACTGGTGGATTTGGTATATATGATGGAAATAACACACTGACAAGTGGCTGGGGAATAAGCAGTGGAACTTTACAAGCCTATGGTTCAGGAGCATCAGCTGGTACTATAAGCGGCGGAAATATAATAGGTTCATCAATTACAGCAGGATCATTTAATATATCAGGAACACAAAGCTTTACTGGTGTTACAATTGTTGCAGATCCTGCGCCAACAACACCAGACGAAGACACTGGGTTCACTGGATCTGGTTCTACTGCAAATAGCGGAAATCAGAGTATAGATCTAACAATAAGCTCTGGCCTAATAAACTCAACTGGAGCCCTTCAAATGAAAGCTGCAGGAATTGCAGAAATTTGGGGTGGTGGAGCACAGGCAGCCGCATTCTCATCTTCAGGTCACTCAATAACAATTCCAGGATCAAATGGTTTATATATTGGTAACTCTTCAAATACACAAGGAGCTGCAGCAAGCAGCCACCCAGCATTTATTACAATTGACGGAAGAATGAGATTAAGAACTGGAGCACCATTATATTATCCAAATGGTTCAACTGGTGCATACGTAAGAAATATTTATATTAAAAATACAACTGGAAACCCTAGCACAAGTACTGGCCATATTGGTGACATTATGGTAACATATGGATAACTAGATAGGTAATCTAAATGGGTTTATTCGCTAAGACTGGTTCTACTACTTGGTCTGCCGCTAAAAAAGTATTTGCTAAGACTGGTACAAGTACATGGTCATTAGCAAACGGCGTGTGGGCAAAAGTTGCCACAGGCTGGATAAAGATGTGGCCTGGCGACGCCCCTGGATCCTTAGTTTCTGATCCTATTAATATTAGATTAAATTCTTATAATGGAACCGTAGCAACAAGTCCTCAATACATTGACACTGTTTTGTACGGACATGATGGAGATTTTACTGGAAAGCCAATATTAAGTATAACAAATAGACAGTTTTTATCTGCAACTGCGGCTAATTTAAACAGCATAGTTAGCACACCCTTGGAAGCAGTGGGAACAGATGTATTAAATTTATCTAATAATGGAGCATCTACTATAAATCTAATTGATGGCAACTATTTATACTATCAGCTTACTGCAACAAATGCTTATGACTCCACTGTCCTTAATGGTCCATCTACACCAATTAAAATAATTAAAAAAACTCCGTCGATAACATCAACTATTTTTACTGAAACAGATGGAGTATATCAAATGGAGTTTTATGCATCCTCAAAATGGTATGAGTCTCCTAATCTATCAGAATCATATGTTAGATGGTGGAGTCACACAGACAAAGTAAATTACAGAAATGGAACAATTTTACAGACAGACTATCTGAGCGGATCTGGTATACAAAAATTTGGAACTGGCTGGACAGACGGATCATCAAATTCACCAGATTTAAATGGAATATCAATTTATTCTACTGCTGTTGCTCCAGCTCCAGGGGTATTTATAATTGCAGAAGTTGTTTTAAAAAACTCTTATACAACATATTACAGTACAGAGGTAATTGCAAAAAAGGAAAGCGGAACACTACCATCAATAAGTAATATAAGGTTTAGAGATATAAATGGAAACTATGCTACTGACAGCCTAAATAGAATAATATCAGATGGAATTTGGGATTTAATTTTTGATGTTGCAAACGTTTCATCAAGCACTTTATATAGAGTTGAGTATAGGCTTTATGATAATAGCGCATCTTCAAATCCATATAAAAATTTTATAACAGGAACATCTTTTTCAAACGGAACAACATGGGGATCTTCATATAACTCAGACGGCAGCGGTAACGGCTATTTGGGAGGAGTAGTTCTAAATGGAACAACAGCAACAGTAACAGATAGAGAGTGGATTGACGCATCCTATTTGACTGGAACCCCTACTTACAATAACGGTCAGGCAAGATGGCAGCTAGAAATAAGAATAAGCGCAAAGACTGGCACACAGCAAAGAGTTTACGCAACTGGATCTACATCTGCAACTGAAGGAAGCATGTACTTTAACGGGGATGTTGGCGGGTATATTCCAATAAATTGCTCAACAACTGTTGCTTTATATGATCCATCGCCAGCTACTGCTGAAATAAATACAGACGTAACATTTAGCGGATACACTGGATCTTACCCATATAACAATACTTCAAGGCCTAGATCATGGAAAATTGATTATAGCGACGGGGAATCAACTGGCTGGCAAAGTTTTAGCCCAGGCGCAGGTAACCCTACATTTTCTGACGTACAATCATTTTCAACTGGCGGAACTATTACGGCAACAGTTTCAACAATTCCACAAGGAGATACATCCAGATCTGCTCTAAGAAGTAAGAGCGTAGTAATTGCAAATAAGCCATCTAATACATCACTCCCAACGCTTTCTGGAACTTCCTTGTCAGTAGGAAGCGTTTTAGATTTTAGTGTTGGTTCTTGGACTAATTCTCCAACAGGGTATACCGTTAAAATTTATAGAGGAACCGCAGGAGTTGCAACAAGTGAAACTCTTGTATCGACACAAAATTTAACTGCTCCAACCACTACTGGAACTTATACTATTACAGCGGAAGACTATACAAATACTGGCATAAGCCCAGTAAGGCGCTATTTAAGAATATTTGTTACAGCTACAAACGGTGCTGGATCTTCATCTCAAGTAGCAGGTGGTGAGGTTGGCCCAGTAACACCAATTGTTTATACGATTACATGGGACAAGAATGATGGAACTGGAACAATATCAACTTCAACATTTTCTGCTGGAGGATCAGTTACTGCACCAAGCCCAACCAGAGCAAACTATACTTTGGATAGATTTACAGAGACGTCATCTGGAACTTATTTATTGAGCGTAGTTGGAGGAGGAACATGGAGTCCTCCAGCATCTAGCAGAACAATGTATGCAAGATGGACATACTCTCCTCCAAGCTACACATTCCAGTTTGGAAATAAGCTAAGTGTTTCAACAAATGGGTATATATCATTAGGCTCATCAACAACTGTTACTGAAAACTCAGCAGACTCTGTTATGTCAACAGCAGGACAGGTCCTAGCTATTTTGCCTCTAGACATGGTTCAATCATCACTATACTACTGGTCTAACACATCTAAATATATAATTAGATGGAGCGGATACCAATACGGTAACTCTGCAAATATAATGACATATGAAGCAACATTTTATGCAGGTCAGCAGTATGCCGATATAATGATTATCGATAGATTTGCAATTCAATCAACAGCTGCAGCATATTTAATTGATGCAAACAGTGGTTCTGGAGTTATAACAAGCTATCCAACCACACCAATTCAAAATAGCAAATATCGTGTTTATTTTAATGGAACCGCTCCAATTACTACAACATATACTGCTACATCTACATCTGTCATGAAGCAAGATGTTACAAGCAATGGCGGAGATGTTGCTACTACCACGCTAACTACTGCTACTAACCAAGCAGCTGTAGTTGCACCTTACTTCCCACCGTTCTTCCCACCGTTCTTCCCTCCACACTTCCCACCATTCTTCCCACCACACTTCCCGCCATTCTTCCCACCGTTCTTCCCACCACACTTCCCACCGTTCTTCCCTCCTTACTTCCCAACAGTTACTACACCAGCCACACCTACTGGACTATCAGTAAGCGGAAGCGGATTGATGACTTGGACGGCCTCACCTGGAGCAACTGGATACAGAGTGACGTACTGGCTTGCATCTAACGCAACTGGAGCAAATGCTTTTGCTGGCGGAACAAATATCGATGTTGGAAACGTTACAAGCTATCAGATCACTTATGCAAATAACCCATCGACTGGAGTATATTGTAACTACGCTGGAGCAATAGTGCTGGCCTACAACTCAGCTGGCAGCTCAAATTACTCAGCTTGGTATCCATCAGCATCAACATACGTATAAAATATTGACTAGATTAAATTAAATGCTATAATAAAGAAAGGAGGAATACCATGGCAATAGAACTAACAGTAGAAGAAAAGCTTAATATTGTAGATCAACATATTAAGCAAATGCAATATTTGATATATGGAGCTGAACTAGATTTAGTAGAAGCTAACGCAATTGTTGATGTAGATCAAACAGTTATTCAGTCTATTACAGACAGAATAGCAAGCGCAACAGCAAAAAAGGATGCACTCGTACTTACAAGAGAAGCACTAGTTAATTAAAGAAAGATTAATATGTCAGATAGAAATACATTAATTATTACAGCTTTGCAACAAAAAATTGGAGAGCTTGTCTCAAATTATGAGACCCAAATTGCAATGCTTCGTGCTGAGCTTACAATTCAAAGTAATCAGGCAGAAGGAAGAAGCGCAGCACTTGAAGAGTATGAAAACGAAATTGCGGGAATTGGAGAACAGTAATGGCAGAATCATTAGCAGGTAATTTTTTAGTTGAGGGAGAGCCTTTTGATGTAACAAAAATTAATAAGTTATTTGTTGCAGTTCAAAGCTTACAAGAAAAAACATCCACGCTGGAAAATACTTTGAAGCTGCCTAATGGAACAATTACTCAGTATACACCAGTAGTTTGGGGATATCGTACACCAGAACTTTCATTAAAAGCTAATGTTGTTTCAGGCCCATTCACACTGGACTGGGGAGCATCTCCATTCTATACCTCAGAAAAAGAAGATGGAAAGATCTCTGTGGTTGCAACCCTTGCAGAGGGAAGCGGAGAAGAAGGAGACTACAGAATATCATTTACAAATACTGGAGTTCCTCAAATGTATGTTAAGTATGTACCAAAATCTGGAACCACATCGGTTAAAAAATCATTCAATATAATTGCATTTTATGCAAGACCAAAAACTACCTCTTGACATAACGAGGTAATATGTTATTATTAGTCATAACCTAAAAGTCACGTACCCGTGACTTTTTTACATATTAAAGGTAAATAATGAGCAACGATTTAAAGTGGATGATTTCATCCGACCAGCAGTTCCCGTATCAGGATGACAAGATGATTGCACTTTGGTTTAAGGTCATGAAGTGGTTTAAGCCAGATGTAGTAGACTATCTTGGTGATACTGATGATCAGGCATGCTATAGTAAATATACAGAGGGCCGCTCAGCAGAGTTTTTGAACTATCATAAAACAGAAAGCGGAGACCTCATTGTCCCTATGATGAGACATGAAGCAAAAGGGGCAAGAGACTTTTATGCAAAGACAAGAGAGATGCTTCCAGATGCACAGCTTTTCTCAGCATTGGGAAACCATGACATTAGAGTATTTAATTATGTAGATGCCAAGCTTCCAGACTACATCTCTGAGGTAACACCAGAATCACTGTGGAGTTTAGACTCATTGGGGTACGAATATATTTATTACAATGAATTACCTAAGCGTCGATTTGGCGATATTCACGTACACCATGGACTTTCTATTGCCTCAACGGGCTCTGTAAGAAAAGATATGGAAGACTTGCAAGTATCATTAATTAGAGGTCACTCACATAGAATTGCTTCTCACCTTGTGACATATGAACTAAGAAATAATGGAGAGGGAGAAACTCTTCGTGGGTACGAGCTTGGACATATGTGTGATGAAAAGTCTGATGGAATGAAGTACATGCAGCATCACGACTGGCAAAAGGGCTTTGCAATTGCACATATTGTTAATGACTATCCACATATTCAAATGATTCATGTTGCTCCAGATTACTCTTGTGTTGTTGATGGGAAGGTATTCTCTCTATAATGTGGTGCGGAAAATGTAATGGCAGAGTTTTTGTAGATAGAGTGTTTTCTCAGAAGCTACACATGGAGCTATTCTGCATCATGTGTGGAAAAAGATGGATGATCAATAAAGAAACGAGTTCTTTCGGAAAATGGCTAGATCAAAAAGAGTCGGCAAACCAAAAGTTTTACGGTATTTCTTCTTAAACGATAAAATACATAAAACTCTTAGTGCATCTAGATCAAAAGATGAACTAATTGCATGGTGCTATCCTGATAAAAAAAGAGTCATGTATTCTTACTCACAAGTAAAGAAGCACATGGAGAATGCTTATTCAATTAGACAAGTGTCTCAAATTTTAAATAGGCATAGAGTTACAATACAGGATTATATTATTGAGGGGAAAATTGCAACCCCACAAAAGATATATCCGATTGGTGAGCCAAATAGCACTTCTTGGTCTATGTATATGTTTAATCAAAAAAACATATTAGACATGCATCAGCATATATTAGATTCAGGACACTCTTCTGAAATTCCATCTAGAACAGAGCTACAAGCTCTTCTCAAAAACAACTTAATATTGTATACTAAAACAGAAGATGGGAAGTTTGTACCAGTTTGGAAGGCGGAATAATGAGTAGAATTGTTATTTGTAGCATTTGCAAAAAAGAGTGGGATCTTCGCTGGGGTATATTTGCACACGATAGTTTATCTAGACATATGAAGGAGCATAAAAATGACAACTAGAGTTAAAGTGGACCTTTCGTTTACTAGAAATTTAGGTAATTACGAAAGCATCAAGATTGGCATAGGCATAGAAGATGACATGCGCTCTGGAGAAACAGTTGATTCTGCTACAGAAAGAGTCTACAAGTTTGTGGAAGAAAAGCTAATTGCAAAAACTGTAGAGATTGAGGAAGAGCTAAAGAGTGGCAAATAATAAAGAGCCCTATATCTTAATGACTCTTTATCAGAATCTTTATAAAGAGAGGTATGGTCGTATTGCAAACATAAATAAGTTTCGTGAAAAGTGGGCTATGCAAGATGTGATTGATAGTGTAGGATTTGATCGTGCAAAATAGCTGCTAGAGTACTACTTCGGTCTTACTAAAAATGGACATCCACTGCAGTTCTTTTTTTATAATTTTGATAAGATGGATGCACTAAAAACTGAAATTGAAAAAGACAAAGAAAAGCGTCGTTTGTTACTAGAAGAAACGAAGAAGATGGTTGAGCAAGGCGGAATTGAATGAACACAGAAGCAGAGCTGATCTCAGCAGTATGTAAAAATAAAGATATTAGTACGCTGCTTGCGGACAATGTAGACGACCTATTCACATCACACAAAGATATCTGGGATGGACTTAAGTCCTACTACTATAAATTTAAGGCAGTTCCAGAAGCTGGAATTCTGCAAGAAAAATTTAAAGACTTTGAGCCAGTAGATGTCAAAGGTCAGACTGGATACTATCTTGATACACTTAAGAACGAGTTTATTTCAAATAAACTTAAGACAATTATTCTTCGTGCAGGCTCATCCCTAAAAGAAGATGCCGCATCAAGAGTTTTAGAGAACATGCAGTCCCAACTGGCTGGTCTAAGTAGATTTACCAATAATGTTAGAGACTTAGATATAACTGATTCAGAAGCAGCAATTAGGCATATGGAATTGCTTAGAGTACGCTCTGCCGAAATGGGTGGCTCTCCAGGCATTAAGACGGGTTTTGAGGCCATAGACTTGGCGTACCCAACAGGTATGGCTCCAGGGCACTTGATCGTCGCTATCGGCTGGCCAGGGCGTGGTAAGACATGGTTCACATCCTACCTAGCTTGCAAGGCTTGGGAACAAGGCTTTAAGCCTATGATCGTTTCTCTTGAAATGTCTCCTGAGAATATGCGAGATCGTATTTATACTATGCTAGGGTCAGGCTTATTTAAGGCCTCTGATTTTTCAAAGGGCGATATTAATATTGATGATTTCCGTTCATGGTCACAAAAAAAGTTCGAGAATAAGAATAGCTTTATACTTATTTCAAATGAAGGAAATAATGAGGTAACGCCTGCTACTATTCAAGGTAAGATTGATCAGCATAAGCCAGATTTAGTTATTCTTGATTACCACCAGCTATTTAATGATAATAAGCGAAGCAACTCTGAAGTTGAGAGAAACCGTAACGTGTCTCGTGAATTCAAGATGCTTGCCGTATCTAATAACATTCCAATTATTGATATTACTGCAGCAACTGCTGATGATGTTTCAGATCAGGATAACCCTCCAATGATGTCTCAGGTAGCTTGGTCAAAAGCAATTGAGTATGATGCTGACATGGCAATGGCTGTTCATAGATACCCAGGAACTAATATGATTGAGGTAGTTTCTAGAAAGAATCGACATGGACATGAGTTTGGTTTATACTTAGATTGGGATATCAATAGAGGTATCGTCAAAGAGATTTATGAGAATCCATTCCAAAATAATGAATCACAAACAGATAAAAAGATTTCAAGTAAGGGTTGATTTTAGAGACGACTCAGATATGGTTAGAGTTAAGCATCAGTACGAAAGCATGCTTACTCATCAGATGAGGGATAAAGGGTATCTTAGAGTGCTTGACATAGATACTAACTTTTCGGTAGAATTTGATGGTCAAGCATGGAGATTCCTAATGAGTCTCTATGGCGTATATGTTGGGAAGAAGAAGGCATGCGAAGCAGAGGCGATTATGCAAGGAAAATTGATTCCACGCAGTACGCTACAGGGCATATCAAGTCGATCCTAAAAGAGTTAGGTCTTGATATAACAAGTGAGCCTGGCAACGACATAATGTTTTATTGCCCATTTCATTCAAATAGGCATAGCGCTAGCTGCTGTATAAGCAGCAAATCTGGCGCATGGCTTTGCTATAACCCAGCATGCGGCGAGTCTGGTTCTCTAATAGAATTAGTAAAGCGTGTATCACACAAAAATGATTTTGAAGCTTTAAGATTTATATCAGCAAAAGGCTTTGAATCTTTAGAAAACTTTGATGAGTTGCTGGCTAATGCAATGCTAGACAAGCCAGAGTTTGAAGAATTTTCTCAGACAACTTTAGATAGGCTGCATGCAGATCTTGCAGGAAATAAAAATGCAAGAGATTATCTTGAGTCTAGAGGAATCAATCAGGACTCGATGAAGCATTTTCTATTAGGCTATTCTTCCGCAATGAGCATGGTTGTTACTCCAGTACATAGCCCAGATGGTACACCAATTGGTATTGTAGGAAGGTCAATACAAGGCAAATCATTTAAGAATAGCACTAACTTGCCTAAAAGCAAAACTTTGTTCAATGTTCATCGTGCAAAAAAAGTTGGTGACCAAGTTATAGTTGTGGAGTCAAACTTTGATGCAATTAGAATTCATCAGGCAGGTTTTCCAAATGTTGTAGCAACCCTTGGTGGTTTTTTATCTAATGAGCAAAAAAATATATTAAATAAATATTTTAATAAAATTATTATTATGACGGACACAGACCAGGCTGGAAGAGACCTTGGAATGAGTATTGCGTCTAATTTAAGAAACAAAGATATCTTGTGGGCTTCCTATGAATATGGTAAGATATATCCACATGATGCAAAAGATGCAGGCGATATGACTGATGAAGAAATAAAGCTTTGCATAGTTAATTCAGTTTCCAATATTGAATATCAATCTTGGAACCCATGATATAATAAAAAGACAGATGGATCTATACCATCAACTATAAATAGAGGAGATATAAATGGGTATCGTTAAAGGACTAAAAGGTCTAAATAAAGTTATGGATGCTCCACAGCATACAGGTGGAGATGGAGTAAAGGCTCGTTGGGCAAAGCTGGAAGATGCAGAAAGCGTAAAGGTTCGTTTCTTGCAAGAACTAGATCCAGATTCACCAACATATGATGAAAAGGCTGGGCTTGGATTTATTGCAGTTGAGCATACAAATCCAAAAGACTATCGTCGCAAAGCACTATGTACGATGGAAGATCAGGGTAAGTGCTATGGTTGCGAACAACATCGTAAAGATTACAAGGCAGGCTGGAAAGGCCGCTCACGACTATACATTAATGTTTTAATTGATGACGGCAAGGAAGATCCTTACGTTGCAATTCTTTCACAGGGTTCAAGTGGAAAAACTATTACGCCTACGCTTATTGAGTACGCAGGAGAAATGGGTTCAATTACAAATCTCATGTGGCGCATTAAGCGTTCAGGAACAAAAACAGATACAAGCTATACAATTATTCCTCTAGCAAAAGATGAAGCTCCTTTCGATTCATCAGCGCTAGAGCTGTATGACTTAGAGTCTACAGCAATTCGTGACCTACCATACACAGAGCAGGAGTCATTCTTTGCTGGTGAAAACGCTGGCAATTCAGATGAGCCTTCATCTGATGATTCAAGCGTAATTTGGTAACACTATAATAATAGGGGCAGTCTATTGACTGCCCCTATTATATTTAGTAGAATGACCATATGATTTCATACGAGATACCAGACCCATTTACTGCATTTAGAATTGAAAAGTATCAGAAACAAAAATTTGGTTACCGTTACGATTTCTTTTCTGGCGAATGGGATATTAATTGCGGAGCCTGTAATGAACTATTAACTGCACCAAATAAAAAAACAATGATTAAGATTAGACTTTATCATACTAGAAATGAATGTTTAGGCGGATACTAATGAGCTTTACACACTTGCACGTTCATTCATATTATTCTTTAATGGATGGATTAAATTCTCCAGAAGAGCTATGTCAAGCCGCCATTGATGCGGGACAAACAGCAATTGCAATAACAGACCATGGAACATTGTCATCACATAGAGATATGCAAATTGCGGCTAAGAAGCTTGGAATAAAGCCGATCCTTGGAGTGGAAGCATATATATCCCCTACAGATAGATTTGATAGATCGTCTAAAACAGATAAATCAATTCAAGCCTACAACCATATTATCTTGCTGGCAAAAAATAAAAAGGGTTTGGAGAATATTAATATCCTTCAAGAGCTTGCTTGGAATGAAGGCTTTTACCACAAGCCACGTATTGATAAGGAGATTTTAAAAGAATATGCAGAAGGTATTATTGTACTTAGCGGATGCCTTAATGGTCTTATTAGTAAATGCATCGAAAAGGGTGAGTTTTCAGAAGCAAGGCTTATACTCAAAGATTTTAAGCAAACTTTTCAAGAAGATTTTTATGTGGAGGTTCAGTCTCATAATCCGCAGGAAATAAATTCTAAGCTTCTTGAGCTTGCAGATGAACTTAAAATTAAGGCGGTAGCAACAGGAGATGCTCACTTTGCTAAAGAAGAAGATAGGGTTCTAGAAGAAGCCTTGTTAATCTTATCAACATCCCCTAAAGCAGACAAAGATATTGATTTTGATATGTCTAGAAATATGAAAGACATGATTGATAGATTTAATTATCTTTATCCTGACCGTAGAATTTCATTTCAAGATTATAACTTATTTATTCAAAGCCGAAAAGAAATAGAAGCAGACTTTAATAAGGCTGGGATTAATCGAACAGACATTTATGAAAATACAATGGAGATTTCTGCCAAGGTCGGTGACTATGATTTTAATCAAGGTCTAGACCTTCTGCCAGTTCCAAAGACAGATGCAGATGAAAGACTAAGAGAGTTGGCTGAAAAGGGCTTAGAAAGGCTTCAGAAGGCTTCAGATGCTATTTATATGGACAGGCTTAACGAAGAGCTTTCGATTATTGCTAAGAAAAACTTTGCATCATACTTTCTAGTTGTTGGAGATATGATTAACTGGGCAAAAGAAAATGATATTAGGGTTGGCCCAGGACGTGGGTCAGCCGCTGGATCATTGGTTTGCTACGCTTTAGGCATCACAGATGTTGATCCTATTGAGTATGATTTACTGTTCTTTAGATTTATCAATGAAGAGCGTAACGATTTCCCTGATATTGATACAGACTTTGAGGACCGTCGTCGAAAAGAAGTAAAAGATTATTTAAAGAAGAAGTTTAAGCATGTTGCGTCTATTTCAACATACACATATTTTAAGGATAAGGGTGTAATTAGAGATGCTGCACGTGTATTCATGGTTCCATTACAAGAGGTTAATCGTGCATTAAAACCAGTAGATACATTCGAGGACTTCATGGATTCTCCAAATACAAAAGAGTTTAGAGCAAGATACCCAGAGGTAGTATGGCTAGCAGATCGATTGCGTGGAAGAATCAGATCTGTTGGAGTGCATGCCGCTGGTGTAGTTGTTGCAAAAGATGATTTGCGTAAATTTGCTCCAGTAGAATCTCGTGAAGATTCACAGGATAAGGTGTCAGGAAGAATTCCAGTCGTGGCATACGATATGGATACGGTTGCAGATATTGGTCTTATTAAGCTAGATGCCCTAGGTCTTAAGACTTTATCTGTGATCTCTGATACATTAAAATCAATTAAGGAAAGACATTCAAAAGAAATTGATTTTTCTACACTAAAGATGGATGATCCAAAAGTTTATAAGATGCTAAGCGAAGGATATACAAGCGGAGTATTCCAGGCTGAAGCAACTCCATATACAAATCTTTTGATAAAGATGGGCGTAGATAAATTTGAAGATCTTGCAGCTTCTAATGCTCTTGTGCGCCCAGGCGCAATGAATACAGTTGGTTCTGCTTATATTAATAGAAAGCAGGGCAATGAGGCTGTTGACTATACGCATCAGATTATGAAGCCGTTTACAGAAAATACATATGGTGTTATTATATATCAAGAGCAGGTTATGCAAGCATGTGTACACCTAGGTGGCATGTCATGGGCTGAAGCTGATAAAGTACGTAAGATCATCGGAAAGAAGAAGGATGCAAAAGAATTTGACCAGTTCAAAGATAAATTTATTACTGGTGCTACAAAGCACATTTCTGAGAAAAAGGCAGAAGCGCTATGGCATGACTTTGAAGCTCACGCAGGCTATTCTTTTAACCGTTCCCATGCTGTTGCTTACTCTATGCTTTCTTACTATACTGCTTGGCTCAAAACTTATTACCCTCTGGAGTTCATGTTCTCGATTCTTAAAAATGAAAATGACAAAGACGCAAGAACAGAATATTTAATTGAGGCAAAAAGATTAGGCCTTAAAGTTCTTTTGCCACATATTAATGAGTCAGATATTTATTTTTCTTTACAAAAAGATGCGATCAGATTTGGTTTAGCTGAAATAAAATATATTTCAGATAATATTGCAAATAAAATAATGGAAAAGAGGCCGTATAATAACTATGCTGACTTCATTGGTAAGGCATCGAAAAAAGGTTCTGGCATTAATAGCCGTGCTATTGCTGCTCTTGACGCCATCGGCGGTGCTGCGTTTGATGATAACAAAAGGCAAGGAAATGAAAAAGACAACTACTACGAATACCTAGGTATTCCAAGCTTTAACCTTGAAGGTATACCTCCTAGAATTAAAGCACAAGCAAGACCTATTGAAGATTTTGATGACTTAGGCTCGTTTGTTATGTTTGGAATGGTAAAGAGCATAAAGCGAGGCAACGGCTGGGCTAGAGTAGAACTTGTTGATGAAACTGGAACTATTGGGCTTTTCCATAACGAGCAAACTCAAATTGAAATAAATCAAATGTATTTTATTTTAGTTGGAGACAATAGAATCTCTAGATATGTAAAGGTTTCTGATATCAATCCAGACTCTAATGATATATTTGTTGACTATTTGTATAGAAAGCAATATGATCTTGAAGAAGATGAGTATATTGTTGTTAATTTTACTCCATACACAACAAAAGCTGGTAAACAAATGAGTCATATTGTACTATCTAATAAGAGTAAAGAATTGACAAGAGCCATTGCATTCCCAGCGATGTATAAAATGACTCTTGCTAAAATGCGTGAAGGAATGAAGTGCAAGGTTACATTATCTAAACTAGATGATGGAACATTAAATATAAAGGAGATACTATGAGCGAAGACATTAAAGTTACTACAGCAGAAGAAGTTTTTTCTTCTCTAAGCGTACCAAAGATTTTAGTAGCAGCCCTTGAGACTTTAGGCGAAATTAAAGTTTCATCAGACCTATTTATTGAAGCTGGGGCAGAAGACAAAGAGCTTCAAGTTGATTATAACTCAGATGATCAAACATTTACATTTAAACTAAAGGAAACCGATGGATCAGAATCAGATAACAAGTAAACTTTTACCAACTTCAATTCAGAGCCCAGAGCTTGTAACTGATTATGGGCTTGATGTTCTATCTGCGTTATTGCACGAAACTGCAATAGAAAAAGGGTTTTGGGATGCTCCAAAAAACTTTGATGTTTTAGGAAATAAGTTAGCCCTTGTCCATTCAGAAGTTACTGAAGTTTTAGAGGCTATTAGAAAAAATAAAGGTTCTGAAGAAATTGTAGAAGAAATTTCTGATATTTTAATTAGAACATTAGATCTATACGCTGCCATGAGAAATGGTGGATTTGTAACACATAGTCTTGATGAAATTTTATTTAATAAAATGGAAAAAAATAAGTCTAGACAAAAGCTTCACGGCAATTTATTTTAATGCTATACTAATACAAAAGAAAGAGTTAAAATGACAATATTGATAGACGATATACTATCAAAGCTTGACCCTAAAACAAGAGCAAGAGTTCAGTCTGCACAGGATGTTGTTGTAGAAAAACAATCAACGCCTAGCATTGGATTGAACTTAGCCTTGAAGGGCGGCCTTGGTTACGGAAGACAAGTACTAGTATGGGGAAACAAGTCAGCTGGTAAATCATCTTTTTGTTTGCAAATGATTGCTATTGCACAAAAAGAGGGAAAGACCTGTGCTTGGATAGATGCGGAAGCATCTTACGATCAGACATGGGCTGAGAGCCTTGGGGTAGATTCTTCTTCTCTTATTTACTCTCCAGCAAAAACAGTCAATGACATGGTAGATGTTGCTACAAAACTTATGGATGCAGGAGTAGATTTAATTGTTGTAGATTCAATCTCAGCACTATTGCCAGCAATCTATTTTGAAAAAGACGGAAATGAAATGAAAGATTTGCAGGATACAAAGCAAATCGGAGCAGAAGCAAAGGATATGACTCATGCAGTCAAGATGTTAAATTATGCAAACAAAAATACACTATTGGTACTCATCTCACAGCAAAGAAATCAATTTGGATCTATGCATGCCTCCCACATTCCGACAGGGGGAATGGCAGTCAAATTTTTCTCTTCCACCGTCATTAAGCTTTGGTCTTCTGAGGCTGAAGCTAATGCTATCAAAGCTGGCATTAAAGTGGGTGACAAAATCATTGAACAAAGGGTTGGCAGACCAGTCAATTGGATTATTGATTACAACAAACTCGGCCCCCCTAACCTATCAGGACAATACGACTTCTATTACCAAGGAGAAACTCTTGGAGTAGATGGTGTTGGAGAGACATTAGATGTTGCAGAAATGGTAGGAGCAATCGAAAAGGGCGGAGCCTGGTATACAGTTAATGGAGAAAGGTTTCAGGGTAGAGCAAAAGCTGTTTCATACCTTAGAGAAAATCCAGATGTTGTAGAAAAATTAGTTGGAGAGATTAATGCCAGATCTTAATGAATTCTTTAAGGATAAGCAGCAGGAAGAAGTCAATTCTACATTTGAAAAAATTCCAGGCTTAAAGCCATGCTCAAGTTGTGATGAAGATGTAGATGGTGGGTTGTGGGATCTTGAAAATTATACTATGTCATGGACATGCTCAAAAGGGCATGTTAGTACGCATAAGGTAAACTTTTAATGTCAGAGAGATCTGAGGTTAAAAGAGACGGAGCAAAGGCACAGAAAAATTCTGGCCGAGGCGATTATCAAAAAGGTGATGCCAAATGGAATCAGTTTCTTGTTGATTACAAAGAAGCTTCAAAATCTTTTACATTAAACAAACCAGTATGGTCTAAGATTTGTACTGATACATTTAAGGTAAGCAGAGATATGCACCCAGCATTAAAAATAATTATAGGAACAGAGTCTAAAGTTAGACTAGGTATTATAGAGTGGTCAATTCTTGAAGAACTGATCGAGTTTTATGAGGAGAATCATGATTAGAGAAATACTTTTAACAACTCTCACTGGTATGGGCGTTGGTGCAATCTTTAGTGTATTTAAGTTGCCAGTTCCAGCGCCTCCTGTTTTTGCAGGGCTTATGGGAATCTTTGGCCTATGGCTGGGATATGGGATTGTCCAGAGGTTTGTAGGATGACTATATTTATGTTTGGATTCATATTTGGCTTAACAGTTGGGTACGGCTTAGGTTTATTTATAGATAGATGGGATAAGAAAATTAAAAATGACAGAGGATAAAAATACACTTGAGTTAATAAGTAATATTACAGAGTTTAATGATCTTCATGATTTTATGCAAGATGAGCATTTAGACAAAGCTCTTTCAATTGTGGTAAAATTATTAATGAATCCAGATGTTCCTTCAGCCAAAGCCCCAATGCTCATTATGGAGCTTCAAGCGATGTCAACTAAGTTTGCTGTAATGTCATCAGTGTATTCAACAATTGCAAAAGATAAAGCTGGCACAGTAAATAATAACAAGAAAAATGTTTACTATTCAGTGAAGGAGTCTATAGACAAACTTGTAGATGCGCTCAAGTATGTCGTTAGATATAACTCATGAGTTGGATTCAGGCTTCAATTATATTTGGTCCCATTATTATTTTATTGGTGGCTTTTTGGAAGGATATTAAATAATGGGTAGAGATATAGTAAAGAATCTTAAGTTTAAAAAGCACACAGGCAAATTTTTTGATCCAGAAAAGTTTGCCACTCTCCTTGATGAGGCATATAGAAATACAAAGCGCAAAGATGGGGAGATGACAAAAAAGTCATTTAGCCCAAGCTCACTAGGATATGGACACGGAAATTGCCCAAGATACTGGTACATGGCATTCTCTGGTGCAGTATTTATTGATGACAATGATGCAGTTGCAGTAGCTAACATGGCTCAAGGAACTCAGGCTCATGAAAGACTACAAAATCTTATTAAAACAATGCCAGAGTGGAGAGCTGAAGAAGAAGAAATCATTAATGAGTATCCCCCGATACGTGGCTTTATTGACTTGATTATGGAGTATGATGGAGAGACTGTTATAGGTGAAATTAAGACGGCAAAACAAGAGGTTTGGGATACTAGACAGTCAGAGATGAAGTCTTCTCCAAACCATATGCTTCAACTTCTTACATATATGAAGCTTAAGAATGCAAAAGAAGGTTTCTTTCTGTATGAAAATAAAAATACTCAGGAGATCCTAGTTATTCCAATTTCAATGAATGAAAAGAATAAGAAAATAATTGAAGATACATTCCTGTGGATGCAAGAAGTTTGGGACAATTTTAAAGACGGAGATCTTCCGATGCGTCCAGCTGGCGCTACAAAGTCAAAAATGCCATGCACATACTGCCCAGTTAAAAAAGCTTGCTACGACAAGTCTGGTCCAGTAGGCACTGTTCAAATAGAACTGTATGAGACCCCAAAGCTATGATTTGTGCTAACTCAGAGTGTGCAAAAGAGTTTGACTCAAAAACACATAATCAAAAATATTGTAATGATGAATGCTGTAGAGTTGCAACCAATAAGCGAATAATGGAAAAGTACTATGAAAAAAAAGCAATAAAAAATGGTGCTACCAGATTGTGTAAAACATGCAAGGCTAAGCTAAGTAGATATAATGATTCTAATGTGTGCTCAGCATGTGTCAATGGTAAAAAAGACAAGACAAAAAAAATAATAAAAGAGATCATAAATGACATTAGCTAGTTTAATTAAGACTAAGGCATATCGTGTTTTAGGGATAGATGCTTCAACTAATTCAATAGCCTTCTGCTTAATGGAAAATGATGTTCCTTTAAAATGGGGGAAAATAGAATTAGAGGGTATGAATATATACGAAAAGATATATGATGCCAAAAGAAAAATGTCGACAATGCTAGATGAATTAAAATCAGATTACATTGTTGTTGAGGGAGCTATCCTTGTCAGATCGCCTGATGCTGTGATAAAATTGTCCTATGTCTACGGTGTTGTTATTGCTGAGCTTATGGCCAGTGGTGCTAGTGTTATTACTATATCCCCTAGTTCTTGGCAGGCGTATATTGGCAATAAGAACCCAACTAAAGAAGAGAAAGCAGCAATAAAATTAAAAAATCCAGGTCATGCAGAGTCATGGTATAAGAATCAAATCAGAAATATGAGGAAGCAAAGGACTGTAGATTATTTTAATAACAAATATAATTTAGAGCTAGATGATTTTGATGTAGCAGATGCATTCGGCATTGCACATTATTCGAATGAGGTGTTGACAAAAAGATGAGCCCAGACTGGAATGAAAGAAGTAATCAGGAAGAATTTGTTTTAGATCTTCTAGGGAATAAAAGAAATGGTCACTACGTTGAGCTAGGAGCATTCCATTCAAAAAATGGTAGCAATACATACAGGCTTGAGAATGAGTTTGACTGGTCTGGCGTATCTTTTGAAATAGTGCCAGAGTTTCACAAAGAGGTTTCAGAGAATAGAAAAAATCCTTGTATCCTTGGTGACGCAACTCAATTTGACTACATTAAATATTTTGAAGAAAATAACTACCCAAAACAAATTGATTATCTACAGGTAGATATTGATGGTGGGTATGATGAAAAGGGTTACCCTATTGGAAACCCATATCTATCACTTCATGGACTTATTGCAGTCCCTTTAAATAAATATAGATTTACAGTAATTACATTTGAGCACGATGCAAATTTAGTTTTAAATAATACAGCAATGCGTGACACACAAAGACAGATCTTGGATTCTTTAGGATACGCTCTTGTAGTAAGAGATTACCATGAGGACTGGTGGGTTGATAGAAGCGCCGTTGGATATTCAGATTACAAGAAGTATTTTAATTGGAATTCGATGTGAAGTTATATCAAAGCAAAGAATGGCTGTATAGAAGGTATATAGTACAGAAAAAAACGGTTACAGAAATTGGTAAAGAGTGCGGTGTCTCTGCTATGACTATACAGAGATATTTACAGGAATTCGGATTGTTGAGGAAAAAATGACAGGTTATCCAAATAAAAATGGCGGGTACCAAGCTTGGGTTACAGACTTACAGTTGATAGCAACAGATGCTCCTTCAGGACATAGCATAATTGTTGAGTGCCTAGAAATGGCTGAAATGCTTATTAAAAAGAATATATCTTATGGCAATTCAGCGCTAGACCCAATTCGTATTTTTTCAAAAGCGGATTCAAAAGAACAAATTCGTGTCCGTATTGATGACAAGTTAAATAGAATTCAAAATGATCAGGCTTTCCCAGGAGATAATGACATTGATGATTTAATTGGATATTTACTGCTTTTAAAAATAGCCAACAAGGTTGCAATTTCAGTCAACTAGAAGTATAATAAAGTATATGACTAATGAAATAGAGCCAGCAGTTCATTTTGACCGCATGAATAAGGTGGTCGAAGAACTACTCAAAGGCAATTCAGCAAGCCAAATAGCGACACTTACAGGGTTTTCTAGAAAAGAAGTACTTGAATATGTTGACGAATGGAAGTCTGTTGTACACAACGACAGCAACATCCGTGATCGTGCCAGAGAAGCGATCTCTGGTGCGGATCAACATTACGCTATGCTTATCAAAGAGGCCTGGAAAACAGTAGAAGATGCTGACACACAAGGACAACTTAATGTTAAATCTGGAGCACTTAAACTAATTGCGGATATTGAAACTAAAAGAATTGCAATGCTTCAGTCTGTCGGCGTACTAGAAAATACACAAATAGCTTCTCAAATTGCTGAAACAGAAAGAAAGCAGGAAGTGCTTGTTGGAATTCTTAAAGAAGTAACTGCATCTTGTCCTAAATGTAAAATGGATGTTGCAAAGAGACTTTCTCAAATTACTGGAATAGTTGAGTCCGTTGTAATTGAGGATGCAGATGTCGTTTGATTTTTCTGATTTAATTGATATATTAGATGGCGAAGAGTTTGAAGAAAAGCCAGTAGATCTACGTACATTTGTTAACGATCCAAATTTTTTAGGACTGCCACCACTATCTGAATATCAATACACTTTAATTGAAAAGTCTTCACAGATATATAAAGAATCAACATTAAAGAAACTATTTGGAGAAGAAGAAGGCGGAATAAGATTTAAACAGACAGCCAATGAAGTTGTTGCCCAGTTAGGTAAAGGTAGTGGAAAAGACTACTCATCAACAATTGCTGTTGCATATATAGTGTATCTACTATTATGCTTAAAAGATCCAGCTACTTATTATGGGAAACCTCCAGGCGACTCTATTGATATTATTAATATTGCAATCAACTCTCAGCAAGCAAACAATGTATTCTTTAAAGGCTTCAAGAGCCGAATAGAGAAGTCTCCATGGTTCATAGGCAAATACTATGCCAAGGCATCTGAAATACAGTTTAACAAGGCTATAACGGTCCACTCTGGCCACTCAGAAAGAGAAGCTTGGGAAGGCTATAACGTAATTGTTGTAATCCTTGATGAGATTTCAGGTTTTGCTATTGAAAATACAACAGGACACGACCAAGCAAAAACTGGTAGCGCAGTATATGATATGTACAGGGCATCAGTAGATTCTCGTTTTCCAGACTTCGGTAAAGTTATACTACTATCATTCCCTAGATTTAAGAATGATTATATCCAGCAAAGATACGATGCGGTAATTGGAGAAAAAGAAACTATAATTAGAGAGCATCGGTTTAAGATGTATGAGGAGCTACCAGATGGAACTGAAGGTAATGAATTTGAAATACAATGGGAAGAAGACCATATCATATCTTATAAGATACCTAAAGTTTATGCTCTTAAGCGTCCGACTTGGGAGATTAACCCAGTTAGAAAAATTGACGATTTCAAAACAGCATTCTTTACAAACCCCACTGATGCGCTATCCAGATTCGCCTGTATGCCACCTGATGCAATTGATGCATTTTTCAAATCAAGAGAAAAAGTAGAAAAAGCATTTAATGTAGGTGCCATAGCAGTGGATAATTTTGGAAGACTTGAAGAATGGTTTCTTCCAGATCCAGATAAAAAATATTATATACATGTAGACTTAGCTCAAAAGCATGACCATTGTGCCGTCACAATGGCACATGTAAATAAATGGGTTAATGTTAAAGTAACAGATACTTACTCACAACCAGCTCCTATAGTTGAAGTTGATGCAGTTAGATACTGGACGCCAACTCCAGATAAGTCTGTTGATTTTACTGAAGTGAAAGATTATATACTTTCTCTTAAAACAAGAGGATTCAATATAGCGGTTTGTACATTCGATAGATGGAATTCTCACGATATGATGCAGCAACTAAAACAGTATGGAATTAATACAGAAATTCTATCTGTAGCTAAAAAGCATTATGATGATATGGCTATGATTGTTGCTGAAGAAAGATTAATAGGTCCACATATTCCTCTATTAATAGATGAGCTTTGTCAGCTACGAATTATGAGAGACAAGGTTGATCACCCACGAAAGGGATCAAAAGACTTAGCTGACGCAACGTGTGGAGCAATATTTAATTCAATTAGTAGAACTAGATTTGATAATAATCAAGAGATTAATATTCATACTTATGAGTCAATGAGTTATGATAATGATTTTGGAACACCAAATGATGGAGAAACATCATCATATAATATGATTAGGGCTCCACGAATGCCTGAAAATTTAAGAGAAGCGATGGATAGGATGCAAATAATATGAGTGAATATCAAGAGAGAGCAAAACTTTGTACTTGCTGTACAAAGCATGTTCCGCTACCAACTGTTCTTAGAGAATACAATGGAATAATGGTATGCCCAACAACTTTTACAAACATAATGGAGTATAGAAGAATTTGGGAGTCATACGGAAGAAGACCGATGGGAAGCATTAGAAAACATTTTTCAGAATATGTACAGCAAATTGTAGAATCAACTATTGACAAAAACGATGATGGTAGCATACAATAGACCAATGCGGCAGTAGCTTAGTTGGTTAAAGCCCCGAACTCATAATTCGGTAATCGTAGGTTCGAGTCCTACCTGCCGCACAGAAAGTATACCTCTGTAGCTCAGCGGAAGAGCAACAGACTTCTAATCTGTTGGTCGCTGGTTCGATTCCAGCCAGGGGTGCGTTCCTATAGCTCAGTTGGTAGAGCAGCAGACTTTTAATCTGCGGGTCGATGGTTCGAGACCATCTGGGGACACTTATTTGGGTTCGTCTAATGGTCGGACTTCTGCCTCCGAAGCAGATAATATAGGTTCGATTCCTCTACCCAAAGCAAAAAATGCTATACTTTACTTATACTATTAATAGGAGGAAAAAAATGACAGCAGTACAAGGATCAGCAGCAAGACTAGTAGAAGTAGCTCTTGCAGAAGTTGGATATATTGAAGGTCCAAAAGATAATGAAACAAAATATGGAAAGTTTACAAAGTCTAACTTTCAGCCATGGTGCGGTTCATTCGTAATGTGGTGCGCTAACGAGGCTGGCGTAAAAGTGCCTAACACAGTTTATACACCCGCAGGAGCACAAGCTTTTATAAAAGCTGGAACTTGGCAGAAAGCAGAAGAAGCAACTCCTCAACCAGGAGATATTCTGTATTTTGATTTCCCAGGAGATGGCGTCGATAGAATTTCACATGTAGGCATAGTCGTTAAAGATAACGGAGATGGAACAGTGACATGTGTAGAAGGAAACACCAGCCCAGATAAAAGGGGAGATCAAAGAAATGGTGGAGAAGCATGTCTAAAAGTTCGTGCATATAAAAAGAAGAACGGATCTAAGCTTCGTAAATCACAAGTTGTTTCAGTTGTAGGATTTGGAAGACCAGCATTTGGTGTTCCAGTAAAGCCAAAAACAGAAAAGCCAGCTGTTAAAAAAGAAGCTCCAGCCAAACCTTCAAAGGGTGGCGGAAAACCAGCAGCAGCTAAATAAAATTTTGCATAAAGAATACGTTATAGTAACAGGTGCAAGCCGTGGAGTTGGAGAGGCAACCTCAAAAATACTCTCCAACTTCTATAATGTCATTGCAATATCAAGAGATATAAAAAGAATGCAAGATATTTTTTCTGAGTATAGTAATATATATCCTTATAAAATGGACATTACTAATTTTGAATCCGTTAAAGAGTTAGATAAATATCTAGAAGATAAAGAAATACGTGCATTAATAAACAACGCAGGTGGCGGTGGCGGCAGCACAATAATAGAAAAAGACACTCCAGAAGCCTGGTCATATGCATATAATGTTAATGTTATAGCACCAATGAATATGTCTAAAATGGTTATACCTCATATGAAAAAAAATCATATTGGTGATATCATAGTAATTACATCAATATCGGGCCTATACCCATACAAAGGTGGAGGCAACTATGTTGTTGCAAAAAGAGCAGAAATGGCATTTGCTGAAACATTAAGGATGGAAGTCTCAGGACATAACATTAAGGTTACGCAGATAGCACCTGGAGCAGTAGATACAAAAGAAGAGTTTCCACAAGAGATAGCGATAAAAGCAGAAGATGTTGGAGAAGCAATAAGATGGATATTGTCATTACCTAAAACAGTAAATGTTGATCAAATGACAATTATGCATACAAAAAGCGAAAGATATCAATAGGAGGAAGTAATGTACGAATATTATGTGAGAAAAGTAGAAAATGTGGTTGATGGAGATACCATAGATGTACTGATTGATTTAGGATTTGATATCCTATTCGCTTCACGTGTCCGTCTTGCTGGCATTGATACTCCAGAGTCTAGAACAAAAGATCTTGCAGAAAAGGCTTTAGGTCTTGAAGCTAAAGAATATTTAAAGAAAAATATTAAAGATGCCAAGTCCGTCATCATTAAAACAGAAAAGATGGATTCTTCAGAAAAATATGGAAGAATACTTGGCTGGGTATATGTAGATGGGAATACTATATCGCTTAATGAAATGATGATCAATGACGGGTATGCATGGGGCTATCTTGGAGATACAAAAGTTAAAGATTTTGAAGCATTGGCAAAAGCTAGAGAAAAGGCAAGTAAGAAAAAATGATGAATCACGAAGAGTTATACGACGGCGTTTATTATTATAAAAATGTAATTAAAGATCCATATGCTTTAGTTGAAGCAATTGAAAATACAGAAGGCGTAGAATCAATCAAGGATGTTATAGATAGCTGGATTGATTGGGGTGTAGAGGCTGACAGAGGAACTGTATATTGGTATGGAAGAAAGAAAAGAGTTCTTTTAAATAGCCTTGAGGATATAGATAAAAAAGATTTGTCAGCAGAAGACATGTCACGCTGTAAATATATTTTTGACACAGTGTTTGATGGATTTCGGGAAGTTGCAAAAGATTATAAAGAAAAAAGAAATATTGATGACGAAGTTGTAATCCTTAGTCAAATGAATATTCATAAGTACAAAGAAGACACCTGGATGGGTACACACCATGACGCACAAGAAGGAGATACTAGACTTAAATACTCTATGATTCTTTACGTGAATGATGACTATGAGGGCGGAGAAATATCTTTTTGTATTAGAGATGGCGTCTTAAGTAATCCAGACAAAGAGTTTCCAGAGAACACATGGAACCATATGGTTAAAGAATTTGAAAAACCTAATGAATTTGCAGCTCAAGGTGCCTTAGACGATCCAATTAATGATGGAAAGATAACATTTTCTTTGAAGCCAGAAGCTGGAAGCATACTTATATTCCCATCTAAAGAGCCATACAGCCACACAGCTCACATTGTAAAAAGAGGTTGGAAGTACCTTATTCCTGGATTCTGGATTGATCCAAATGGTATAGATGCTGCAGCCGCACTTGCAATTGCTAAAGGTTATAAAAAATAGCTTGCAATTCTAGTTATCTAAATGCTATAATAAGTTAGTACCTGCCGATAGGGGGTACTAATTTAACTCGCTTAAAAGGAGCACAAAATGGTAACACAATTCGCCATGGATCTTTTCAAGGATCCATTTTTTATTGGTTTCAACCGAGAGTTGGAACGTTTTAATAGTCTAAGTAAGGTAAACAATACAGCATTTCCGCCGTATGATTTACTTAAACTAGATGAAGATAACTATCAGCTAACGCTGGCAGTTGCTGGATTCACAAGAGAAGA